TGCCGCCGCCGTCTTGCTGCTCGCCGCTGCGCTCTCGCTGGCCTTGGCGTTCGTCTCAGCGGTCTGTGCTGCGGTCTTGGCGCTCGTTGCTGTGCTGGCTGCCGCCTCCGCCGCCGTCTTGGCTCCTCGTGCGTCTGTGGCGCTCTGTGCCGCCGCCGTGGCGTTGGTGCCGCTGGTGGAGGCGTAGCCCTTGGCGCTGCTCTCCGCCGTCTGCGCTTCTCCCGCCGCGTCCGTGGCGGTCTTGGTGCTCGCTGCCGCCGCTGCGGCCTTCTCCGTCGCTGTGGCTGCGCCGCTCTTTGCTGCGGCTGCGTCCGCGCCTGTGGTCTGTGCTGCGGTCTCCGCCGCGCTCTGCGCCGCCTCCGCCGCCGTCTTGGCGCTCTGTGCCGCCGCCAGCGTCTGGCTCACCACATCGCCTTGCAGCTCGCTCAGGCTCAGCAGCTCCTGCCACTGCGTGTCGCTTTCGTATTTCCACTGCAGCTGCTGCGCGTCCTCGTCGTAGCGGATGACCACCGGCTCGCCGCCGTCGCCCTTCAGGCTCTTCAGCCATTCCTCCTCCGTGCCCTGAAAGCCGTGCTTCACGGCGATGCCGTAGGCGGTGATGTAATACCCGCGCCACTCGGTTCCGATCTTCGTGTTTCCGTACCCGCTCATACATATACCTCCTCGTGGGTATCTGCCGGACGGTAGTTGAGGGCAAACCAGCGCATAAACTCGCCGAAGAAGCTGTTGAACATCTGCATCGTGTTCTGGTACTTGTTGTACTCGCCGTTGGCAAAGTCGATCATGGCCGTCAGGTATGCCCAGTAGATTTTGTCGTGCGGCGGCTGCGCCAGCAGCTCCTTGTCCTTGTCCGCGTCGTACTGGTAGGTGATGATCTCCTCGCTCGCCCACAGTAAGACCTCGGTCTGCACCAGCCCCTCGCACTCGTTCAGCCACTTTGTCTTCGCCTCGTTCGAGAAGGCGTTGGGCTTGATCTCATCTACATAGTCGATGACGCTCTTCAGTGTCGCCATTATCCGTCCTCCTTTCCTCGAAATGAAAAGCGGGGCAGCGGCCTGCGCCGCCGCCCCGTCCGGTCTGTGTTCTGATTAGCCGCCGGTCGAAGTGGCAATGAGCTGCGTGCCGCCGGTCACGCCGCCCACGGCATAGCCGCGCCAGTCGTTGAAACCGGCGATGAAGCGGGCGTAGCCCTTCCACACGTTGGCATCGTTGCCAGCCAGCTCGCTTCTGACCTCCAGCTGCACGCGGTCGAGCCACATGGCGCTGCCGTACTCGTCGTTGTACTTCTTGTCCAGCAGAATCCACGGAGCCGTGCCGGACGCGATGAACTGGTTCAGGTACGGCCACACCACCACGTTCCAGCGACCGAAGTTGTAGTTGAAGCCGTTGTTGGCGGTGTTCGGGTCTTTGTCCGCGCCGATGGCCGCAAACACGTCTCTCTTCAGCTTGTAGTCGTTGGGGATGAGGATGGTGGTGGGAGCCACGTCCAGCACCTCGTCGTTGTCGCCGCGGAAGTCCTGCATCTTCGCCTCCATCGCCATCAGCGCGTCGTTGCTGAAGGCATCGGAGAACTGGTTGGACTGGTTGGCCTTGCCCAGCTTGCTGGGGTGGTTGGTGGCGAACAGGCACTTGCCGTCTGCGGTCTTCACGTCGAAGGTCTTTCCGGAGAAGGTGGTCTCCGTCTTCTTCTGGATGGCCGCGCCGATGAGGGCAGCACCGAACTTCTCGCGGGTGCGGTAGTAGCTGGTGATGAAGCCTGCGGGCTGCTTCTTCAAATCCATCAGCTTTGCATCCTCCACGATCTCGCGGGACAGGGAGAAGCTGTTCTTCCATGTCATGTGTTCGAGGAACTTGGCAAAGCCCTCCTGCATACCGTCCACGGGGTAGTCGCCGTTCTCGCCCACCGGCTGGAAGCCGTCCATGGCCGTCATGGTGGAGAACTTCTCGCCCCAGTGGTTGCTGCTGCCCATGTTGAACAGCTCCGGCAGCATACTGGTCTGCTCAAACGCCTCGCCCCTCTTTTCGAGGAACATCTTGATCGGCTCCTGAGACTTGCCGAAAATGCTGTCCTGAAGGCCGGAGCCTTCGGTAAAAGTGATATTAGCCATTGTTCACTGTACTCCTTTCGTCGTTCTTAGAAGCGCACGCGGCACATGCTGCCGCTGGCGGTGCCGTCCATGTACACCACCTCTGCCACGCCCTTCGTGGTGGTGGCAGTGACCTGCAGGCCGTCCGTGTGCAGCGTCACCTTGTCGCCCAGATTGATGCTGGTGGCGGCTGCTGCAAAGGTGGTCTCCAGAATCATATCCTTGCCCACGCGGACAACGGGGATGATGTCGCCCGCCGTGCAGGCGCTGTCCTTCTCGCACATGGAGATGTAGGTGGGCGCGGTCTCGCCGGTCGCCAGCGCCAGCTGGCCGGTGGTCTGCGTCAGCGCCATGCCCACCTTGGGGGTGATGGCGCTTGCGGGCAGGTATTCAATACCCGGCACGCGGTTGTCATCAGTGGAATAAATCTTGAAAGCCATTGTGCTTTTCTCCTTTCGTTTCGTTCTCCGTCCTCTCGTCCTCTATCGGAGGCCAGCCCAGCGTCAGCGGGTGGTCTCCGAAAAGGAGGAAGGAAGCGACGGATATGTAGTTTTCGGCTGCGCCGGAAACGGAATGTAGTCACTTTCTTCCGACGCGGCTGCGGTTGTAGTGTGCCTGTATCTCTGCATCCGTGGCACCCGGATTCAGCGCGCGGTACATCTCCTTCACTTCCGCCGGTACGCTCACCGCGCCCGTGCCTCGTTCCTTGGTCTGTCCCATGTGCTGCTTGCCCTGCAGGTTGTTGAGAGCTGCCTGTCTGGTGGCCGCCGCCGCGCTGCTGGTCAGAGCCTCGAAGTTCGCCAGCCGGTAGGCATCCACCAGCGTGTTGCCCTTCTTCACCAGCTCGTAGAACTTCGGATAGGTCTCCATGGCCGCAAGGTCTTTCAGTTCCCGGATGTTGGGGTTCAGCTTGCCGATCTCCTTCAGCTGCTCGTCCACTTTTACCCGCGCCTGCGCCTCGTTGGCCTCCTGCTGCGCCCGCTCCGCCGCCGCCTGCGCTTCCTTGGCCTGCTTCACTTCCGGCAGGTCGTTCACGAATGCGTCGAACTCCTCGTCGCTCATCCCGCTCTTCTTCAGCACGCGGGCTTTGCGCTCTGCATCGAAGCGCTGCCGGTACTCGTCGTACTCCGCCTTCGATGTGATGGGCTTCTTCGTGTACGGGTTCACCAGTCCGCTGTTTCGGAACGCCTCGTCGATGGTGCGCCTCGCTTCTTCCTGTGCGTCTGTGCGCGCCTTCTCCACGGCGGCATCCCGCTCCGCTTCCGCCTTGCGGCGTGCCGCTGCAAACGCTGCGTTCTGCTCCGGGGTCTGCTTGCCCGTCTCACTATGCTCTTCGCCGTCCTCCGCAGCTCCCTGCACAGTATCGGCGCTTGTGTCCTGCGTCTCTTCTTCGGCAGGGTCGGCGGCTTCCTGCTCTTCTGCGCCTTGCGTCTGTGTGGTCTCGTCCGTGGCAGGGTCGGCGATCTCCTGCTCTTTTCCGCCTTCGTCAATGCCAAACAGTGCGCCGTAGTCGATGTCCATGTGTTGTGCTCCTCTCTGGATTTTTGCGCTTTTCCTGCGATTGCGGGGCTTGCTTTGTCGGTGGGTCTTACTTATTCTTGCTGCCTCTCAGGTCGTTGCCGGTCTTCACGGTGCCGTTGCCCTTCTTGTTGTCGCCGCTGAAGGGTGCCTTCACCACCTGCGCGCCGGTGTTCTTGATGCTGCCAGCGTAGGTCTTATCTGCCATCTCTGCGTCCTCCTTTCTTTCGTTGATGCTCCTTTGTGTCACGGTCGGCGGCGCGGGTGCCCCAATCCCGCGCCGCTTCCCGCTTCAGGAGGTCGGGCGATACCCGAATGATAGGGAAGTATCTATGTCAGACGAGGGTTCCTGCCCCCATGGTCTGCCCGGAATCACGCGCAGCGTCCTGCTGTGCTCTCTGGATAACGGCCTGTGCGGTCTGCATGTCCAGCCCGCCATTCTGCTGCCGCTGCATCTGCGCCTGCTGCATCTGCTGCTGTGCCATCTGCTGCTGCAGCTGCTGCTTGTGCAGTTCCTCTTCGAGGTATGCCCGCGTCTCTCCGGCTCCCGGATAGTGCAGCAGCTCCATCTTCGTCCAGAACAGGATGAGCGTCTGAATCTGCGCCGGGTCTCCGAAGGCTCCGGTCTGCAGGTTCATGCGCGTTTCCTGCCACATGGCCTCGCGGTTGCTGGCCAGCGGGGCAGAGGTGTCGCAGCTGAACAGGAACTGGTCGTTCCAGCACCACTCTCCCGCCGCGTCCTGTTCGAGGAAGTCGTAGCGGTTGAAGGTCTCGTACTGCGCGTTGCCGTGGATGTCGTTGGATACCACCGGCCTCGGCTCGTCCGTGTATGCCAGCTTGAACTTGAACATGGCCTCGAACAGCGCCGCATACGCCGCGTCCTTCATCACGCGCTTGCTCTCCAGTCTGCCCGCGCTCTGCGCCGCCGCGAACTCCTTGGCTTTGCCGCTGGTTGCCGTGCGGTCTGTGCGCCCCTGAAAGCTGTCCGTGATGCCGATGATCTGCCGCGCCTCTTCGTATACCTGCGACAGATACACCATGTCCTGCTCCACATTGCCCTGCAGGTCGTATACGTCAATCAGCGCCTTGGTGGCCGCGCTGCCCGGTCGGATGACCTTCATGTCCTCCGCGTCCACGCGGATGCTTGCCTCGTCCGGCAGGGTGATGTAGCTGCCGGATTTCAGCAGCTTGTCGATGATCTTGCTCTCGATGCGGTTGGTGGTGTTCTGCTGGTCTGCGATCTTGTCAATGTCGCTGTCGCCCAAGAACCTGCCGTACACGCTCACATTCTTCTGCAGGATGACCGGGAAGATGTCCGGCTTGTAGAACGGCACCTTCGTCGGCTCTTCGATGATCTCCACCACCGGCAGCCCCAGCTCGTCCGTCTCTGTGTCGGATGCCACTTCTCTTCGTACCATGCCGCCGATGGTGCTGCCGTCGCTTCTGGTGACGGCCATAGGGATTTCCTCGAACTCTTCTTCGGTCTCTTCCCACTTGCTCCCGCCGCAGTATGGGCATTTTTTTCGCCCGCCCCGCAGCGGCAGCGGCCTCGTCTCTCTTGCAAGCGCATCCGCCGCCGCGTCAAAGTCCACCTCCGCCGCCGCGCTCATGCCGTTCGGCAGCAGGATGTCCGGCGCGTCCATCTCCGGCTCCGTCAGCAGCGGCTCCACCGCGCCGCACTTCACGCACCTGCGCAGCCGCCGCGCCTGATAGTCTTCAAGGTCTTCCAGCTGCGTGTCGTTCACCCAGCTGTAAAGACCGATGCCGCCTTTGTCGTTGCGGTAGTAGGCGATGTACTGCGTCACAAGGTCGTTTGCCATGGTGTCCCCGCCGGTTCCCTTGATGTCCGGCTCTTCCTCGCTCTCGTCCGATACGTCCACATCGTAGCGCCTGCGGATGTATTCCTTCGTCTGCGGGATTTTGAGGATGATGTAGTCCATGTCCTCGATGCCGGTGTACACGCCGTCCTGCGGGATGATCTGCTTCGGGTGCAGCGTGGATACCGCCAGCTCCCCGATGGTGAAGTGCGTCCGCTGCGTGTTGTCCCACTCCACCAGAAACGCCCCGCCGCCCTGAATGGGCACCGTCCGCTCCATGATGTCGTTGAGCTGTTCAAACGGCATCCTGTCCAGCTCGTTGCGCAGCATGTCTTCGATGAGCTTTGCTTTCATCTCGTCCTGCTTGCGTCTGGCCGTCACCTTCGGCTGGGGGATGTTGCTGTCCGTCTGCGCCTCGATGATCTCCGCGCAGATGTTGCGCACATGCACGGTCTTGGTCTTCCGCTCGCCCTGTACGATTGGCCGCATCTCGTTCGTCCCGGCGTATAACGCCTCCCGCTCGTCCATGCGTCCGGTCTCGCCGTCGTAGGCCGCCTCGTTGGTCTTCAGCCTGTCCTGCCACAGCCGCAGCTTGCTCTTGTCCTGTTTCTTCATAGCGTCCTCCTGTTATCGCTGAGGCGCGCCCCAGCGCTTGCGCAGCATCTCCCGTTCCGCCGGGGATGCGTTTTCATAGTCCTCCCACATGGATGCCGTCCACTTTCGCGTCAGCTCTTCCTTCTGCTCGATGTAGCTCTGCTGCGGTCTGATGTAGTGGGCGATGGCAAGGCTCATCACGCAGTCGTCGTGCGCGCCCGCCTCCGCCTCCGGCTTCAGCGTCTCCGGATTTCGGACAAAGGTCAGCATCTCCTGCAGCGTCGTCTCGTCGTTCACGATGGCGATGTCGTCGCGCACCGCGCGGATAAGCTCCGCAAGGATGACCGGTCTCGTCTTCGTGTTGGTGAGAAAACCGAAGCTCTGCTTGATCTTGTGGGTGTAGTCGTCGATGCTCTCCCGGATGTACTGCTTCGGATACCGCAGCCGCTCCAGCTCCATCACCGGGTAGGTGGAGAAGTTCGTCTCAATGCCGATGAGCGCCGTGTTGTAGTGCATCCCAAGGCAGTAGACCTGCCGCGCGAACACATCCTCGTCAAACTTGCCCCGCAGCACCGCCACCTGTTCGCCGGTGCGGTTATCCAGCACCTGCGCCACAAAGCTGTCGCTGCCCTCCCCGGCGGTGTCTCCGCCGATGACGTAGGGCACGCCCTTCTCCGGCTCCCGGTAGACGCGGATGCAGCCGTCTTTCTCGTCCTCCCATCGGATGTCCGTCAGCCGCAGCCCGTCGTCCGTGTATGTGAAAAGGCCGGTGCGCACCGGCATCTTCAGCTCCTGCAGCCGCCTGCCGATGGCCTTGCCGTTGAATACCGTCTTGCCCGTCACGCCCCACATGCCGAGGCAGTAGACCTGATAGTAATACTCGTCCGTCTCCTGAAAGCTCTCCAGCGTCCGTATGGCCGCCGCGTCCAGAAAACGGTTGTCCTTGTAGGTGCTCTCGTGCACCCGCGCCCGTGGGTCTTTCCGGTCGAAGAAGCGCTTCTTCAGCCAGTGCTGGATGCTGATGGGGTTGAAGCTCAGGATGATCTGCTGATACTCCCGCGTCCTGCCGCGCAGTCGGATGTCCAGCTGGTTGAAGTCGCCCTCCAAAAGCTCACTGGCCTCTTCAATCCAGATGCCCGTGATGTTGTAGATGGACTTCAGCTTCTCCACATCGTCCAGTCCCGCAAAGATGATCTCGCTGCCGTTGCGGAACGAAATGGCAAGGTCTGACTTGTTCGGCTTGTATCCGCTGTCCGGATAGAACTCCGCCAGCTGTCCCAAAAGCTGCTTGAAGCAGCTCTCCCGCAGCGTCCTCGCTACCTTGCGGCACACAAGGAACCGATGCCCCGGCTCGTTGACCGCCCGCTCCAGTATCTTCCGTCCGGCGAAGATGGACTTGCCGCTGCCGCCGCCGCCCTTCAGCACCAGATAGCGGTGCCGGTCGGCGAACAGAGGGAGGAAGGTTTCGTTGTTGGTCTCCCGCAGCCCCTCGTACCATGTCACGATGTCGTAGAGCTTGTCGATCTCCTCGCGGCTCATGGCCTTCAGCTCAGAGGCCGTCCACTTCGTCTTCATCGTCCTCGCTCTCCCCGTCGTCCGCCCGCAGCATTGCCAGCTTCTCGTGGTAGGTGGCGGCGTGCTTCATGCTCTCGCGGGTATCCTTGCCCAGCTCGACCTCCTGCTTCTGCTTCCAGCCGTAGTTGTTCTGCAGGTTGAAGATGATGCCCTGCACGCCCTTCTCCCGCGTCAGCAGCTCCTGCTCCAGATACGCCTCGATGCGGGTGCGCGCCCCTTGGCACACGCCCGCCAGCTCCGGGTGCGTTTCCGCGTCCGCGTAGTTCTGCCATGTGCTCCGGTCAATGCCAAGATGCAGGCACAGCCCCGTGATGCTCGGCGGCACCACGAACTGCACGATCTCGATGTTCTCGCCGTCGTCGTTGCGGATGATGCCGCCGGTGTCGTCTCTGGCCGGAACCGTGCGGGAGATGCTGCGGAAATACCGCTCGATTGCCTCCCGCAGTGACTTTTTCGTGTACTTTTTCGGCCTTCCTGCCGCCATCTGCGCCACCTCCTTCTTCCGGCGCTTACAATGTTCCCGCGCGTGCGTGCGCGCATCGTGCGCGCTTGTCGTGGGGAAAAATTCAATTTTGCCGCACAGCCTTCGCCCGCCCCTCGAATCAAACCGCCGTGCTCTTACCCGCCGGTCTCGCGCCGCAGCGCGTTCCAGCTCACGCTACTATGGTACGGCAAAAAGTGTGTCGCTGAGTTGCAACTTTGCCGGAAATAAAAAACACACGCAGGGCATTTCCTGCGTGTGTTCGTTCGTTTTCATAGCTGTGTGGGGAAGTTCTCGTAATACTTCCGCACCTTCCGGTACAGCGTGGTCTTGTCCATGTGGTGCCGCATGGCCAGCGCCGTGGCGCTGGCATCCGTGGTCACAAACTCGAACAGCGCCTGATAATACTCCCCTCCGTACTCCAAGCACAGGTTGAGTATCTTCTGCTGCGCCGCCTCGTCCAGCTCCCGGTAGCGGCGGGAGGTGAAGTAGATATACCCCTGCCGGTTGTAGTCCGCCTTCACGCCGCGCTTATATCGAAACATCTGCTCCACCTCCCGTCTTCTCATACGCCCGCGAAGCTCTCCCGGATGGTGCCCCCCCGTGTTTCAAAGGCTACCACATGGAACCGCCCCAGCGGATGGATGTATATCACCGTTCCGTCGTAGGCGCGTCTGCGCGCCTTCTTTTTCCGGTTCCGGTCTCTGATCTCTTCCGTCTCGCCGAAGGTCTCCGGCACCCGCTGCACTCTGTCTCCGATCTTCACAGCGCTTTTCCTCCGTGGCGGTACGGGCGCGTGCGGTTATACTCGTGCTTCTGCGTCAGCACTGCCTCCACATCCACGCCTTCCTTGCCGCACCAGTCGAGGATACGGATGAGGCAGTCCACCATCTCCGTGGCAATGCCTTCCGGCTTGCAGCTGTGCTCCGGCTTGCCCTCCGCTTCGCACTGCGCTTCCTTGTCGCAGTGGCCGCAGCAGCCGTAGATCATAGGCTTTCCGCTGCGGTACTCCTCCAGCGCTTCAGAAAGTTCGCTGTGGCACAGCGCCACAATGTCTCCAAAGCTGCGCGGTTCGTCCCACCAGCCATGCGCCACGGCATTCTGGTGGATGTCTTTTGCCCACTCGTTCAGTGTCATATTCAGTTCCTCCCGGTTATGTATTGTCCAGCATCAGGCTTTTCCCGATGGAGCACGCTTCCTTTTTCGCGCAGGCGTTTCTGCCGGGGAACCGCCCCACAATCTCCTGCGCATCTCGAAGTGGATGTAGGTTCCCCGGTTGATGTTGTTCTTGTAGCAGGTGGCCTCCACCAGCTGAAAGTCCGGGTAGCGGTCTTCAAACCACTGCCACTGTGTTCCGCATTCAATCGCTTCCTCGATGTCGGCAATGTCGTCCATGTTCAGCTGGCCGTCAAACTGTGCGCACTGCGGAATGGTCAGGTTCCGGCTCTGGTTCCAGCGCTTGAAGAAATGCTTGTCCTTGGCGATGTAGTGCGCAAGCCCGGTCACGCCGGATTCGTTGAACTGCAGCCGCTTGCTGTTGGCATAGCCCAGCCCCCACACCTTCTCGATGGTGTCGCGGTCTAATCCGCCGCTGAGAATAACGTGGTGATGCACTCTGCCGTTGGTCTTGCCGTATTCTGTGCAGCTGATGTACTTCAGCTCCAGCCCCAGCTTTGCATACCGGCGCTTCAGTCTGCGGATGTAATTGCTCAGGATGCGCTGCGCTTCCTCCTCCGTCCTCGGTTCTTCTCCGGGGCGATAGGTCAGATGCAGGGCGATGTCATCCTCGGTGAAGTTGCTGTGCACCAGACGGGTCAGTTTTTTCTCTGCATTCTTCTGGTTCAGCTTCTGCTGTATTTCGCTCGTGGGCTTGCACCGCGATCTCCGCTTCCCCGGCGCTTGGAATACCGGGTATATGTCTCCGTCCATGTAATCGCCGCAGACATATACGCTCTCCCGGTTGAAGGTCTTTCCTGTGTACATCCCCGCAGCTCCTCTCTGGTTGCTAAGTTAAGATTGGTTACAAGCCTCAATTCGCGCGTGCGCGCGAATTATATATAAAGTATTCAGCCTGCCATCATCAGTGCCGGGAGGCTGTCCCCGGCAGACAGGACGCAGCGCGTCCTGTTTCGGCTATGTGGATAAGTAGTGCCCGTAGCACCACGCTGGCGGCGTGCTTTCCGCGACGCACGCCTCCTTGCCCTTCGGAAAGAGCTGCGTCACCCGCCCGTAAGCGT